ATGCTGCACAGCCTCTCCTGTGTCTGTGCGGAAGACGGTCCCGCGATGATCGGCGAGCTGCACTGGCTGACCTTCCATCAGTACCCATACATGGCCTTCAGCCGGTTCTGGTAGCTCACGAACCATTTCGATGGCATTGGCCGGCAGCGGGCGGCCCAAACCGGGGATCACCGGTAGATCAACCGGCCCGGAGAGCAATCCCATGGCATCGAACAAATAATATGCAGTCATGGATATTTCCTCAGATCAGCTTAATGCGGCCGGGGTAGGCAATGTTGCGCGGGCGAGATTCGGAGCCACCCGAGGACGCGGTGTTCATGTTGGCGTAGATGTTAAAGTTTGCGCCGTTCGACATCTGGTAGCTGCCGCCGCCGTTGATTGCTGCAGCATATCCATGCGAATGCGACCTATTTTCTGAGTCTTGCAAACTACCCGCGACCCGCCCGGAGTCAACGCCCCGGCCCTCATCTAGGATTCTCAGGAACTGAGAACGGCCCTCTGGACCTCGGAAGGTGGCCACGCCGTCGCCACTGGTCCAGCCACCTTCCATGCCCACCCGTACTGCCTCAGTGGTCAGCATTCCCGACGCCTGGGCGTGATCCCATAGCCATGGCCAGTCCGCGCGGGTGAAGACGCTGCCGGCGAATACACCCCAGCCGCCGGGGCTGACTACGGTGGTCGTCTCGAACACTGGGCGTCCGAGCGCGTCGCTGTCGTGTCGGCCAATAGGCCACCAGCTTCCGGCGCCATCGCTGCGCAGGTGCCACCAGTCGCCAGCGCCCATGAGATATAAGAACCCGTAGCCGTCAACGTTCAGGTGGGTGTGAAACTTGATTTTGTCCGCACCTGCTGCCTGCACTCTGGCGCGATTGCCGCTGTTGTCGGCGCGCCGGATCAGGTAATCACGCACGCCAAGTGCTGCGTTAGATGGGGGCAGCGTCATGGTGCGATCGGCAGCGGTGGCGTCCAGCAAGACGAGGCCTTCATGAGCCGTGGTGAGCAGGGTATTGACGCTCAGGCTGGTGAAAACACCACGCATGCGGTACTGCTTGTGAGGGTCTGCAGCGGCCAGATGGCTGACGATCAGCGAGTCCGCATAGGCCCGCGTCGCCAGCACCACGCTAGGGTCGATTTTCAGCTGAATGTTCTGGGTGCTGCTCACCAGGATGTTGAGGCGAACCACCTGGGTGCGGCCGCTGCCTTGGGCGAGCTCCGGCTTGAAGGTCGGCGGGCAGTTGGCGACGGCAACCAGGGCGCCCGATTCATCGTAGAGGCCAATCTCGCGGATCCACCAGCCGCCGACATCCTCGGGAATCACCTGCTCGGCAATGATGATCGCGCTGTTGTTCGGGTCGATGCTCAGCTGGTTGAGCGGTGCCCGGCGGCGCTCGTTGATTAGCGCCGTCTGTGTGCGGCTGGGCATCGGTTCGGCGCCGTTGGCATCGCCGACGCCGAGCTGGGTGATGTTCAGGTTGACGCCCAGGGCGGTGGCGTTGGCCAGCTTGGCCTCACCGACGGCGGTGAGCATGGCCATGTATTGCGAGTTCTGGTCTGCCATATCAGCGGATGTCCATGGTGTCGATGACGTGTTCACGCGCGCCCCAGGCCAGCGTGCCGCCGACCTCGATGTCACGCGATGCGGGTGGGTAGACGGTGAGTTCGTCGCCAGTGGTGAGCGCGGCGCCAATGTGGGCCGTGCCGGTGACGTCCAGGCCGATGGCCAGGCCCACCAGGTGGCGGCTGACGGGCTTGGCGTCGTCGATCAGCCAGGTGAGTTCCTGGTACATCGCTTCGGTGATGCCGGTATCCAGTACGCCGACCAGCAGGCGGAAGGTGCCGGGTGTGCCGAGCGGCGCCTCCTCCCACCACTCGCGCACCTCGATCAGGTAGCCCAGCGGCTCGACGACCCGGCGCAGCGCGCCGATGGTGCCTTTGTGGGCGTGGATGAAATACGCGGCCTTGATCGCGGCACGCTTGGCGCGCTCGGGCCAGGCGCTGGACCAGCGATCCACAGAAAACGCCCAGGCGAGGTACGGCAGAAGCTCAACCGGGCAGGTGTCCGGATTCCAGAGCTGGCGCAGCGGTACCGGCACGCGCTCGATCTGCGCGAGGGCCTCGGCAGCAAGGCGCTCCAGCTCGCTGGCGTTGGGTGGTAGCAGGCCCAGGCTCGCCATCAGGCCTCCGCCACCGTTACGGTGAAGCCAGTGCAATACGGCGCCTGGGTTTCAGTGGCGACCACGTCGACCCAGCCGGGCAGCTCGACGCGCTTGACGCCCTCGATGTGGAGGGCGGCGTCCAGGGCGGAACGGTTGACCTCTTGCCCCAAGCGGCGGCGCTGGCTGACCAGGGCGAGCCCGCGCGCCTCGGCGGCGGCGCGGATCGGCTCAGCCTCGGGGCCGACGGTGTTGAGGTAAAGCACGGCGTTGACGCTATAGGGCAGCACCTCCGCGCCCTGCACGGTGAGGCGGTCGGCGACCGGGCGGCGGTCCTCATCGCTGAGGTAGGCATCTACCGCGGCGAGCAGCTCGGCATCGGCGCTGCCATCGCCAATGGCGCTCTGCACGGTGACGACGACTTCGGCCGGGTTGGGGCTGATGCAGGAGGCGTCCGCGACACGGCCATCGGCGCTGCGCGCATGGAAGATGTAGGCGTTGCGCGGGCCGGCAGTGCTCAGCCCCTCCATGGCCATCTGGATCCGCTCGCGCAGGGGCTCGTCCTCTTCCATCACCGCCGCTACTGGCGGCACGGCGCCGGGGTTGGCCGGAGTGATGACCAGACGGGCCACGTTGAAGCGCGCACCGATCTGCTCCAGGTCCGCGCGATTGGCGAACGGCAACATGACGGCCAGTGCGGCTTCGTTGACGCGCTGCCGCCAAACGGTTTCACGGTAGGCGTTTTCCTGCAGCAGCTTGGTAAGCGGCTCGGATTCCAGCGCCAGGGTGGCGGCGACCTCGGCCTGCTTGTCGGCTGGCCAGAGGCTGATGGCGAAGGCCTTGCGCTCGGCGAGGATGGCTTCGTAGTCGATCGGCTCGACCACGTCGGGTGTCGGCAGCTGTGCCAGATCGATGGGGGTAAAGGTGCTCATGCGGCGGCTCCCAGGGTGAGCGGCACGCGCAGGCTGAGCGGCTCGTTGCTGTCGGTGCGGCTGCCTTCCACGTCCAGGTAGGCCTGGCCGGGCTGCTCGCCGAGGCTGAGCTGCACGCGGCTCAGGCGGATACGCGGCTCCCAGCGCATCAGGGCCATGGCCACGGCGGCGTAGGCCTGCAGGCGGGTGGCGTCATTGAAGGGGGCGTCGATCAGGTCCGGAAGCAGGCTGCCGTAATCGCGGCGCATGACGCGGCTGCCGATGGGCGTGGTGAGCACGTCTGCAATGGATTGCGCGAGGTGTGCGGCGCCGGCGATGGTGCGGCCGGTGGTAGCGGCGAGGCCGATCATTGCGGTGCCCCCGTGTTGCTCGGACCGCTCTGCACGCCGCCGTGTACGTGGTTGACCAGGCTGATGCCAGCGGCGAGCACGTCTTCGCTGACGGTCACGGTGCCGGTGATGTCGACGTTGCCGAGGATGGTGACGCCGCCCGGTGCGGTGAGCTGGGCCTGGCCGCCGGCGGGCAGGACGGCCAGCAGGCGCTTGGCGATGCTGTCGTACTCGATGACGGCACCGTCGCGGTAGGTGCGGCGGTGCAGGCCTTCGCGGTCGCCGTTGGCCGGGATCAGATCAGAGAACAGGCCTGTCAGCGCCACGCCCTGGGCGAGGTTGCCGGATGGGCTCAGCAGCACCACCTGCTCGCCGACGGTGGGCGGGTCCCACTCGCGGTCGGCACCGGCGCGCAGGTTCAACCAGGGGCGCCAGGCGGTGGTGATGTTGCCGCTTTTCACCTGGACGCGAGGCGGCTGCATCTGGACCGCTTCGATGGTACCGAAGCGGACGATGTTTTCGAGCAGGCGGGCGAGGTCGGCAATGTTCATGCCGCTGATGCTGCGGCTCGCGCGCGCGTGGCGCACGGTGCTGAGCCTGTAGCGCGGGCTGCTACAGGGTGAGGTCAGCGGGTGAGGTGTTCCAGGAGCTGGTCGCGGATCAATTCCAGATCGGCATCGGTGAAGCCGAGCAGCTCGCGGCGCTCGTATTGCACCTCGGCCTGGCCGCGATCGGGACGGTCGCGCAGACCGTACTGGTGGACGCGGGCGATGCGGGCCACACGGCCCATGAAGCTGATGGCGATGGCGTCCGGGGTACTGCGCAGCTTGAGGTGCGCGGCCTGGCGCAGCTTGGTGAACATCTGACGTTTGATGCGGCCGACCTTGCCGCGCAGCTTGCGGGGCTTCCGTGGAGCGTACGGGGTGCCGTCCGGGTTGCGCTGGCTGGCCACGCGCTGCTGCTGGCTGCGGCGCAGCTCGCGGCCGATCTGCAGGTTGAGCTGGCGACGGGCACCGGGCTCCAGCCGGGCCAGCAGAACGCCGGCCCAATCTTCCAGGGCGTGCAGGTTGTCGGTCATGGCGCGGGCGCGCCCCATTGGGCGATCACTTCACCGCTGGGGGTCTCCAGGCGCAGGCCGTCGAGGGTGAATGTCTCCTCGAACAGCTCGGGCTCGTTGGGGTGGCTGACCTGCAGGCTGCCGTCGTCTTGCTTCTTGACGATCACCCGCTCGGTGAGCGGCAGCTTGAGCGACAGGTCGACCTTGCTGTTGTCCAGGACGTCCGCCTCGAAGGCGATGGCGGTCTTGCCCTTCTCCAGGTTGGTGAGCAGCTCGGGCTGGTTGACCAGCAGCCAGGCCAGCAGGGGGATGGCCACGGCGTCCGGGTGGCCGGCGTAGTCGGTGAGGATGATGTTGAGCGTGTAGCTGTACTCGAACGACAGCCCAGGCGCCGCGGTGCTGCGGATGGTGCCGTTGTCGATGAACACCAGCAGGCGGTCGGGGTTCTTGTGCAGCTCGGGCACGGCGGCGAGCAGGTGTGCGCGCAAGGCGCTGGGCTTGTTCATGGTTGGGCGCCTCGTTCGTTGTGGTCGACGATGATGTCCACCTTCGCGGCGCATTCGCCCCAGGCGGCCATGAGGTAGTCGCCGTCGTCGCTCAGCTCGCCGTTACTGGCCGGCGCCGCCGGGGCCAGCGTGCAGCGCGTCACGACCGGACAGCCACTGACGGTAACCTGCGGCTCCGGTAATGGCGGGACGTTGGTGCAGGCGGCGAGCAGCATCAGGCAGAGGCTGAGCGGCCCAAGTCGCATGGGTTGGGTCTTCACGGCGGCGTTCCTTCTTCTTGAGCTGATCGGTGGCCTGGGCCTGGCGCAGGTCGCCGAGCGTCTGCTGCAACGCGAGTTGGTCGAGGCGCTGGGTGGCGACCTCGCCAGTGAGGCGGGTGATGGTGGCGGCCTGGTTGGCGTTGCGCTGCTGAGCGGTCTTCAGGCGCTCGCTGGCGAGATCCGCCTGCGCCTGGGCGGTGTTGATGCGCTGCTGCTGCATCCAGATCAGCAGGCAGAGCGCGGCGACCAGGGCGAGGCCGTAGAGGAGCTGGCGGGCGGTGGTCATGCCGCGCGCTCCTGCTCGCCGGCGAACTGCGCATAGGCCCGGGCGAGCTTCACGTCATAGAGGTTGCGGGCGTAGGCCGGGCCGTTGTAGCGGCGGGCGAACTCGGCCCACTTCTTACCCTTGAGCGCCTTGTGCAGCGCGGAGTCGGTTTCGATGAAGGTGACGAAGGCGTCGAGCTGGGCGGCCTCGCTCAAGGCCATGGTGTCCGCGAAGTGCTGGGCATCCAGGTAGCCGAGGCGCTGCCAGTGGTAGCCCATGATCTGGAACAGGCCCCAGCTGGCGGACTCTAGCGCGGCGGCCGCGTGGATCTGCTGTGCCTGGGCGAGACGCTGATGCTCGGCGGTACCGCCGATGTAGCCGCCTGACTTGCGGTTGATCAGGGCGGGATGCTTGGCGGCCAGTGCGTCCGCCTGTGCGGCGCTGACGCCATGGGCCTGCAGGCGCTCGAACATCACGTGCCGCTCGAACAGGATCACCGGACGGCCGTTGCTGGCGAAGCCCTCGCCGCGGCTCTCCACCTGATTGATGGCCATGACGCTGGCCAGCGGCACGCCGAGGCGGTCGGCGGCCTGCTGCAAGTCCTTCCGCTTGAGGTAGCGCGAGGTGTCGTAGCCGTGAAGCGCCGCCAGTGTCTTCGGGCCGGCGACGCCATCGTCCACCAGACCGGCGCGGCGCTGAAAGGCAACAACGGCGCGCTCGGTCTGCTCACCGAAGTCGCCGTCCACGGCCACAGCGAAGCCTGCCAGTGTGAGTGCGGCCTGCAGGTTGCGCACGGCGAGGCCGCGCGAGCCGATGATCAGGAGTTCGCTCATACGCTTTCCACCTTACGCTCGAACAGGCGCTTGGCACCGGCGCGAACGCCCTCTGCGCCGATCAGGCCGATGATGCCGCCAAAGAACGGGGCGTATTCCTGCGGAATGCCAAACAGCGCCAGACCATTGCTGGCAGCCAGGGTGATCAAGCCGCAGACGACTGATTCGATGGCGATGCGGCGCAGCGATCCGCCGCCGAGCATCAGCCGCGAGCCGGCGATGGCAGCGGACAGGCCTGCCGCATACAGGATCGGGTAATTCTCCTGGAGCCATGTGGCGAGCCAGGCCATTTCGGGACGGTCATGCATGCGTTTCATTCCACTGTCCGCTGGGCGTGAGGGTGTTGATGTGCTGGACCACTTCGCCCAGCTGAGCCGGGCTGTAGCGCTGGGGCATGGGGAAACCGAGCGCGGCGGCGCAGAACTCGCTGCAGAACCAGCGACGCCGGCTGTGCAGGCCGACCGGCAGCAGCTGGCTGCCGAACAGGCCGAAGAAGTCGTAGCCCTGACCGGCGTTGGCGCGGAACACACGGGCGATCTGGCGATAGTCCGCCCAGGGCAGCGGGATGAGGTCCCAGTGCTCGAGGTTGAGCTCGATGTGCTTGGCGCGCACGCCGCCGTCCATCGCCGAGGCGGAAAGCCAGCGGCCATCGGCCATAACCAGTTCGCAATGGCTGTATTTGGAGCGCGTCCAGAGTCGGACCAGGCGGTTGAACAGCGTGCCGCGACCCTTGTAGAGGGCGAGGTAGATCAGTCCCATAGGTTCACCACTTGGCGTTGTTCGGCTTGCGGGGCGGCATCCGGCAGAGTGACGGCGGTGCCGTGGGGGATTACGGGGCCGAGATCGGCGAGACCGGGGTTGGCGGCGAGGACGGCCTCGGTGACTCCAGCGGTGCGGCCGTAGTACCGCCAGCAGATGGCGTCGACGGTGTCGCCCTGGTTGGCAATTACGGTGGTCATCAGAGCAGCTCCACCGTGGTGTGGCTGATGCCGAGGATGCTGCGCAGGGCGTGGCGCGCGTCGCGGCGCAGCTCGTCGATGTTGGTGCTGTCCTCGGTGGCCTTCTGCTCGCCGCTGTTGGTGGCGTCGAAGCTGCGGTAGCGCTCGACCAGTTCGGCGGTGGCGCGGCAGTAGATGGTGCGGCGGTAGAGGTGCAGCAGCTGGCTTTCGCCCTTGATCTGCGGTGCCGGCACGTCGGACAGGGTGAGGTGGCCCTCTCCAGTACGTGCGCGGCGGTATAGGTCGAGTTCGCGGTTGGCCTCGATCATGGCGTTGATCGCGGCCACCTCAATGCGCTCGGGGGTGACGCTGGCGTCCAGGCGCATGGCGGCGCGCAGGTCGAGGCAATCGATCACCGGCCAGAAGGCATCGTTCTCGATCTTGTGCTCTGCGGTGGTGGCGCCGGTGGCGATAAATCCGCTCATGCCTGTCGCTCGAATGGGTCGGCGGTGGTCGGGGCTTCACGACTAGGCCAAGGAGAAAACCTGTCGATCAGCCCCGAGCCGCCGGGTGCGTGGGGACGCTCAGTTAGCGGAGGGCTCGTCGGTGCCGGTGCGGGCATCCGGAGCGCCCTGGTCGGCTTCGGCGCCCTTGGCCTGGTCGGGCTGGGGCTGATCGTCTGCCGGGGGCTCGCCGGTACCGGTATCGGTAGGCGCGCTTTCCGCGTGTTTCTTGAGGAGGCGCTCGGCGCGCTCCAGATCCTTCTTGCCACCGCAGCTGTTGTGCAGCTCGATGGCGCGTTTGAGCAGGTCGATGCCGAACTGCAGCCAGGCCCGTTCGTCCTGGGTGAGCGCTTCGGCGTCGTAGTTGAGATGGGCCAACTGGGCGCGTCCTTGGGCGAGAACCAGCTTCGCGCGGGCCTCGTCTGGCATGTCCTGGTCGGCGGTGAGCTCGGCGGTGCGGTTGAGGGTCACCAGCGGGAAGGTTTTGCCGGCCTTCTGGGCGTTGAGCGCGGCAGTGGCGACTTCCTCGGCTACCAGGCAGCCGGTGGTGCGGTTGAAGCGATCCGGCATCACCAGCTGGTGGCGCAGCACGTACTCGGCGATCTGCAGGCCGCCGTCGAAGTCGCTGGCGTCGAAACGCCAGACCATGACGGTGACCAGCACGTCGTCCTGGGCGCCTTGGCCTGCCGCGAGTACGCCCTCGATGTAGGGGACGTAATCCGGCAGCAGCTCGGCCTTGAGCTTCGCCTTGCCTTCCGTGGACTGCACCTGCTTGAGGCGGAACTGGTCTTGCTGCAGCTTGGCCAGCATCACCTCATAGCCGGTAGCGCCATCCATTAGCGCGGCGGGGGCGGCGGCTGCCGCCTCCTGGGCTGCGCGCTTGCGCAGCTGGTTACGTTGGGCAAGGGTCAGGCTCATGGCTTAGACCTTCTCTACGTTTTCAACCAGGGCGACCAGGCCGAGGTCTTCCACGACGTAGGCGTCGTTGGAGGACTGGTAGTCGGCGATGCGGTCGTACTCCGGCTCGTCCTTGAGGTGGCGGCGGCGGGCGCCTTCCTGCCAGTAGATCGACAGGTTGCTCAGGGTGGTGACCAGCACGGTGCCATCCGGGAAGTAGGGGGCGTCGACGATCGGCAGGCCGCCCAGCCGGGCGCGGGTGACGATCTCCTGTGCGGCGTTCTCTTCCTGGTTGGAGGTGGCGCCTTTCTCGACCGCGGCCAGCAACTTCTCGTGCATCAGGTTGCGCGAGACGATGACGATCAGGTCAGGGTGGCTGCGGTGCCACGGGTCCAGCATCTGGACGGCATCGAAGACCAGACCATCGAGGGTCTTGTAGTCACCGGCGGCACCGACGGTGACCTTGCCAGCGGTGGCGCCTTCGTCGAGCACGCGATCCGGAGCCTTGGTGCGAATCTTCTGCAGCCAGCCGATGTTGACGTCCTGGCGCAGCGGGTAGGTTGCCGCGTTGGTGGCCGCGGCGGCGGAGACGCCGTTCCAGCCGATCATCAGGCGGTCAAGGGCCTGCCGTTGGGCGATGGCCGCAGTGAGGCGGGTCTGGAAATCCGGGAATTTGGCCCAGGCATCGAGCAGTACGTAACGGAAGGCGCTGTCGAAGTTGGTCTGCTTGCAGGTGTAGTCGTCCTTGGACAGAGCCTGATGCTCGCCAGGGTTACGGCGGTTGCCGCCTGCGGTGTCGGTACGGCTGGCGATCGGGCCGTTGACGCCCAGAAGCAGGGCCTCGCCCGACTGCTCCATCACGCCGATGACGTTGATGCGGCCGAGCAGCGCGGTGGATTCCTGGATGGCAGTCTCGAGGTTCTGCTGCACGCTGGGCTCGACGTTGAACTTGACGGCGGCGCTGTCGACGCCGTTCAGCTTGGCTACCTGTGCCAGGTAGCCGTTGTAGGCGATTCGGGTTTCGTTACGCATGGTGTGCTCCGAGTGGGCGCTGGTGATGGGTCAGAACTTGGCCAAGGCTTTGCCGTCGCCGCCGGTGGCGGGTGGGCGCTGCTGTTGGCTGTGGTCCTCGGTATCGCTGAGGCGCGTGACCAGGTCGGCCAGCTCGGTTTCGAGCTTGTCGACCTTGGCGCTCAGCTCCTGGCGAGCCGTCTGTTCTGCGATGAAGGCTTCGCCCTGCTCCTGAGCGTGCGAGGCGAGGGCCTCAACCGCTTCGGTCAGCTCGGAGAACTGGGCGTCGTCCTTGACGGCTTTGTCCTTGCTCTTGCCGAGGGCTTCCATCACACGGGAGAACAGGCCGGCGACCTTGCTCTCGCTGTCGGTGACTTCCTCGAATTCGAGGGCAACTTCGATGGCCTCGGAGAACAGGTTTTCCGGGTCATTCTTCCGTGCCTTGAGGGGGTTGGCGTCGGGGTGCTGGGCACTGAAGGTGAGCATCTCGGTACCCAGGCTGGCAGGGGTATCGGTAACGGCGATGCCGTCCAAGTACGCACGGCCGGTGTCGGCGAACTTCGGACGGATCTCGATGCTGGTGAAGATCTTCTGCCGTGCCTTGTTCAGGGCGATGAGGTCGGCGGTCGGCTCGATCTGGGCGAACAGGGCCAGCTTCTTCTTGCCGGCAATCTCGACTTCTTCGGTTTTCAGGGCGACGACGTCGCCGTAGGCCTTGAACGGGCCGTCCGGCAGCAGGCTGCGGAAGTGCTCCAGCCAGACGCGGGCGCCGTAGGTGTTCGGGTTGTAGGTTTCGGCAGCGTCCACCAGCCATTGACGTTCGATGGTGCGGCCGTCGGTGGTGGCGCCTTCGACGGCGACGCGGAAGAACTTGCTGCGGTACTTCTTGGCGGTGGGGTTGCTTGCGGCCATGGGGCTTTCCTCAATCCGGGGCTGTGGGCCTTTCGTTGAGGGCATGGTCGGCACCCGGCGGGGGCGCGGCAACGCGGTTGGCGTGTAGGACAGAGCGATACAGGACGCGCCGGTAGGGGCTCGCGCGCGCGAGCGGCAGCATCGGCGCCATGAACGCTATCGTCGAACTCCCTACCGATCACCGCCGCCACGCCAAGCACCTGTATTGGCAGGGCTATCGCGTCTGCGAGATCGCCGAGCTGCTCGGCGAGAAGGAGAAGACGCTGCACAGCTGGAAGGCCCGGGACGAGTGGGACCGGGCTACGCCGTTGGAGCGCATCCAGGCGGCCACCGAGGCCCGCCTGGTGCAGCTGATACTCAAGGAACCGAAGAGCGGCTCGGATTACAAGGAGATCGACCTGCTCCATCGGCAAATGGAGCGGCAGGCCCGAATCCAGCGCTACCAGGACGGCGGTACCGAAACCGACCTCAACCCGGAGCTGGCCAAGCGCAACGCCGGGGAGAAGCGTAAACCCAAGCGCAACGACATCACAGAGGAGATGGTCGAGAAGCTCGTCGAGGCGTTCCTCGACGGGTGCTTCGACTACCAGAAAGACTGGTACCGAGCAGGTAACCAGCGCACTCGGGCCATTCTCAAGAGCCGGCAGATCGGCGCGACGTTCTATTTCGCCCGCGAGGCGTTGATCGATGCGCTGACCACCGGGCGCAACCAGATCTTCCTGTCGGCCAGCAAGGCGCAGGCGCATATCTTCAAGGCGTATATCCAGGCCTTCGCCCGCGACACGGTCGGGGTGGAACTCACCGGCGACCCGATCATTCTGCCGAACGGCGCCGAGATGCACTTCCTGGGTACCAACGCGCGCACCGCCCAGGGCTACCACGGCAATTTCTACTTCGACGAATTCTTCTGGACGTTCAAGTTCAACGAGCTGAACAAGGTGGCCAGCGGCATGGCCATGCAGAAGCAGTACCGGCGCACCTATTTCTCGACGCCCAGCTCGATGGCGCACGAGGCCTATTCGTTCTGGACGGGCGAGCGCTTCAACAAGGGCAAGCCGGCGGCCAAGCACCTCAAGCTGGATGTGAGCCACGACGTGCTGCAGCAGGGGCGGCTGTGTGAGGACCGGATCTGGCGGCAGATCGTCACCATCCTTGATGCCGAAGAGCGTGGCTGCGACCTGTTCGATATCGACGAGCTGCGCCTGGAGTACGACGCCGCGGCCTTCCAGAACCTGCTGATGTGCCAGTTCGTCGACGACGGGGCGAGCATCTTCCCGCTCAACCTGCTGCAACCGTGCATGGTGGACAGCTGGTCGGTGTGGACGGACTACCAGCCGATGGCCATGCGGCCGTTTGCTGATCGGCAGGTATGGGTGGGCTATGACCCGGCCGAGTCTGGCGATTCTGCCGGCCTGATCGTGGTGGCGCCGCCGCTGGTACCGGGCGGCAAGTTCCGCGTCCTGGAGCGGCATCAGTTCCGCGGGATGGACTTCAACGCCCAGGCCGAGACTATCCGCCAGGTGACGCGCCGCTACTGGGTGACCTACATCGGCATCGATACCACCGGTCTGGGCAGCGCGGTGGCGCAGCTGGTGCGTCAGTTCTTCCCGGGCTTGAAGACCTTCTCCTACAGCCCGGAGGTGAAGACGCGCCTGGTGATGAAGGCTTGGGACGTGATCAGCAAGGGCCGGCTGGAGTTCGACGCCGGCTGGACTGACCTGGCGTCGTCGCTGATGGCCATTCGCAAGACGGTCACGCCCGGCGGGCGCCAGTTCACCTATACCGCCGGGCGCAATGAACACACGGGCCACGCCGACCTGGCTTGGGCGCTTTTCCACGCATTGCACAACGAGCCGCTGGAGGGCCAGACCGTGGCCAACACCGGCATCATGGAGATTTATTGATGAGCAAACGTCGCAACCGTAACCAGCAGGTGGCCACCACTGACCAGGTGCGCGAGGGCGAGGTGCTGGCCAATGGTGAGGGCGGTCAGTCGATGGCCTTCACCTTTGGCGATCCGATGCCAGTGCTCGATGGCCGCGAGATCCTGGACTACCTGGAATGCTGGGCCAATGGCCGCTGGTACGAGCCGCCGGTCTCGCTGGACGGGCTGGCGAAGTCGTCGAGGGCGAGCGTCTATCTACAGTCGGGCCTGATCTTCAAGCGCAACGCGCTGGCCCGCACCTTTATCCCGCACCGGCTGCTCAGCCGGGCGGCCTTCGAGCAGATCGTCATGGACTGGGGCTGGTCGGGCAACCTGTACCTGGAGAAGCGCGACAACATGCTTCGCCAGGCGATCGGCCTGCAGCCCTGCCTGGCGAAGTACATGCGGCGCGGTACCGACCTTGGGACCTACTACCAGGTGCGCGGCTGGAAGGACGAGCACGAGTTCAAGACCGGCAGCATCTGCCATTTGCGGGTGGCGGATATCAACCAGGAGATCTACGGGCTGCCGGAGTGGCTGCCGGCCCTGCAGAGCGCGCTGCTCAACGAGAGCGCCACGCTGTTCCGGCGCAAGTACTACCAGAACGGCAGCCATGCCGGCTTCATCCTGTACATGACCGACGCGGCGCAGAACGAGGACTTCGTCACCGACCTACGCAACGCGATGAAGAACAGCAAGGGCCCTGGCAACTTCCGCAACCTGTTCATGTACGCGCCGAACGGCAAGAAAGACGGGTTGCAGCTGATCCCGATCAGTGAGGTGGCGGCGAAGGACGACTTCGGTGCGATCAAGAACATCAGCCGCGACGACCAGCTGGCGATGCTGCGCATCCCGCCCCAGCTCATGGGCGTGGTACCGCAGAACGCGGGGGGCTTCGGATCGATCCGGGAGGCGTCCCAGGTGTGGGCGGTCAACGAGCTGGAGCCGGAGCAGGCCCGGCTGCGGCAGATCAACGACTGGCTGGGGGAGGAGGTGGTGCGGTTCAATCCGTATGAGCTGCCGGCCACTGCCAGCTGATCAGCTCCCGCACGAAGCAAGCCGCCCATGAGGCGGCTTTTTTTCGCCTGGATTCGTCAACTCGGTGGCCACCACCACTAAATACGAAGTCAGGACAGTTACACCTCACATCGACTGTGACCTCTCCCCTGACCGGAGAACGATCCATGTACTCCATGATCCTCTTCCCCGGCGACCTCGCCGTCGACAGCACAACCCACCGCTGGTTGATGACCGTCGGCAACATCGCCTACTTCATCCCTCGTTGA